TGTGTGGTGTAAGGAGTACCCATATCGTTCACTCACAATGCCGGCGGCTTGTTGGGCTGAAATTGGAATGCGCGAAGCCCTCGCCGCCGCCATGCAGCACGGGCAATGGATTCCAGATGGATGGAGAACCGATTTGGAGAACATGCCGCGAGACGGTCGGTTTGAAGTTCTACAGCGGTATGATGAGGCGTTTCGTCATGAACCTGACCGCCTGCAAGTTATCCATCCGAAGACAGGAAGAATGTTCAAACCAGTCGCATGGCGACCTCTCCCCGCCGCACCAACCGCACCGATAAGGAAATAGCCGATGGGTGATGCTGCCGACGATACCTACGATGCCGAAGAAGTTGCGACCGAATTGAGCGAACGTATGCGTCTCATGGGATGCAAGCGTTGTCCACTAACCTTCGAACACGACGAGAACGAATGTCCAATTTGTCTTGATCTTGGCTGGATCGACGCCGAGGGAAACCCTTGTGAGCCCTGACATGGGCAATCGAACTTTTGGATGTGGCATGAAAGTCGCGCATGGCAATGACGCTTGCATGTCTCGGCGTGTAAGCCCCTGAGAATCTACAAGCCCGCTAGAGCCTGTGGCTCGATTGAGGATGGAAGATGAAAGAATATCATAAGATAGACACCGTTTTTAAGCGCGACCCGGAGACGAAGCACAAGACGCTTATCGCTGGCGACTATTCGCGCGAGTCCTTCGCGTACCTGGCGAACAACGAATGGGTGTTCACCGAAAAAGTGGACGGCACTAATATCCGCGTGATTCTGCCTCCGTACGCCGATGACGGCAAGCAATACGGCATTTCATTTGGCGGCAAGACCGACGCCGCCATGCTGCCTGCAAGCCTTCTTCCGCGCCTTGAAGCGCGGTTCAAGACGGACGCGCAACGCGCGAAGTTGGCCGAGATTTTTCCACACGGCAGCTGCCTGTACGGCGAAGGCTACGGCGCAAAAATTCAGAAAGGCGGAGGAAACTATCGCCCGGAGGCTGACTTTGTTTTGTTCGACGTGAAGGTTGGCGAATGGTGGTTGCGCCGTGAAGCCGTCGAGGACGTAGCGCAAAAGCTCGCTCTTGACGTGGTGCCGATCATCGGTCGCGGCACGCTGGCAGAAATGGTCGAGAGAACGAAGGCTGGTTTCAAATCCACGTGGGGCGATTTCCAAGCCGAAGGAATCGTAGCGCGCCCGGCTACCGAACTATTTGACCGTGACGGATCGCGCATTATCACGAAAATAAAACATCGAGATTTTACAGACGTGATCGTGCCACAGGTTTCAGCGACGCAAGCTAATGACTCCGAGCAAGGCAACCACGTCTAAGGCAAAAGGGATAAGAGGATGAGCGACTCCAGAACATTCGTAGACGACAGCATACAAATTAATTTGATCTACTGTACGCAGGTCATTTTGCAGGACATTGCAGCGAAGCAATGCACGCGCAAATCTATTGCGCTTACCTACGCGATGGCGATTAAGAGCGACGCACAAGGAGCGGACAAACCTGATTGGCTAACCATCAATACCGCCATTCTAGGGCGCTGGAAAATGAGTGGCCTGGAATTCATCAAAAAGCGCGCGTTCGACATCCTCGACGGGAAAATTGATCTGAGCAAGCAGTAATCTCTGCGTCACCGGAGCCCCCCAATGACCTCAACACCCAATAGCGTTGTGACGGATGAGATGGCAGAACAGGCCGCCGAGCTTAAGAAATACGTGCTTGAGCGCAGCCGCGATCCGCGAGAAGTGCCGAGCGCGCGTGATCGTGCGTTAATGGCGTGCATCGTTCTCCCGGACGCGATCCAGAAATGGATAATCGATGCCGGTGCGTTCGACCCTCTTATCGAGAGCATCGCCGCTACAATCAAAGCCGCTGACGAAGCCGCCCTCTCCCAAGCCAATAGCGTTGTGACGGATGAGATGGTGGAGCGCGTCCAAAAGTTAGCCTCTCGCCTGAAAGAGAAGAAAGCCGGAATAGTTCCAGGCGTTTGTGGCCCTGTGTCCCTTCATAAGGAGGTCAACCTTGGTTGGGTGACCGAGGACGAAAGAGATTTGATCGTTAAGTCGTTACAGACGAACAAGCATCTACTGGCGAGCCACGAAGCGTGGAAGATCATCGCCAAACAAAACGATCACTGGAACGCGCTACCGCAGAATGAGAAAGAGGCGGCAACTGAAAAGGCACTCGACGCCGAGATCGCTGCGCATATCGAAACGCAGGACAAGCTCGAAGCCGCCCTCTCCCAAGCCACGGGATGCGAAAGGAGGATGCGGGAGGCGTTGGTGCCGTTCGCAAAGCTTATTGATTGGCAATATCTCGCTGGTGCCGACATGGGCGATGAGTTTGAGCCATTTATATCAAAGAATTATACCATCGTACCAATTACAATTGGCGATCTGCGCCGCGCTCGCGAAGCCCTCTCCGCTCCACCCACACCCTGCTCTGTTGAAGATGAATGGCGACCGATTGAGAGTGCGCCGAAGGATGGGAGTTACGTTCTTCTTCTTGTGCAGGATATTTACGGCGGCAGAGACAAAGGTGGGCCGCGCCGTAAACCTGTCCTTTCGTATTGGGAAGATGAATCAGGCACTCCGTCAGCGTTTAGAAGGTTGCCTCATTGGGTTGGCGTTGGCACGCATTGGAATCCTACGCACTGGCGGCCAATTCTTGAATTTCCAACAATCTCGGAAGTCGTTGTCAATGAATCCGCCTCACCATCCCCACAGGAAGATAAATAGAATGGCACAGAGTCAGAACCACGCACGACGCAACGCCATGCGCGACTGACGATTTGCCAAGATCAACGTAGAAAGGAAAGAAACAATGTTTGGATTTTTTACTCGTCAATCCGAAGCGTCTCTTACGCGTCGGATTTTGCGCTACAGAACTGCCGGAAGCGGACAAGACGGCATCCATACGTTATCAAGCCCCAAGATTGACGACCTGGATTATGCGCTCATGGGCGCTGACAATTCTTGCGCGCGCGAGAACTTTCCTGATGTGTCGGAAGGCGCACACGATGGCTTCCGACAACTCCAATGGTTTGCGATTAAAAAGGGTACAGAGCTTTCAAAACGTTCCTTTGGTAATTCGCACGGATCAAGTGATGACGGCGGCAAGACTTATTTCACCGAGACCGCGTTGCTCGACATACCAAAGGAGCAATATCAGGCTGCGCCAGAGGAAGTTGTCTGGCACCATTTGCGCGTGACGGAACTGCGAAAACAGGGCGTCGAACGGGCCGACAGGATCAGAATGATGACCGACGAGAGAAAATCTAAGCCGTGGCTAAAAAGCTGCGCGGCCTAGATCGAGGCAAGAAGTAAGCGACGCATGGCAATGAGGACAGCACTCAACAAAGTCTATGCCAATAAACTATCCCCACAGGAAGAATAGAGAGATGGGCATCCAGTCTCTCAATCAACCGAGAGTCAAAGCCATGCGCAGATACGTGTGTGCCTAAAGCAAATCAGAGAGAAAGAAAATGAAATCGTTTCGCTGTCCCGTCTGCCTTAAATCGTTTGATGAGCGTTATTCTCTGCGCTCTCACATGAAGCGGAAGCGGCACACTATCGACGGCCATAAAGACTTCGTGCGCGAAACTCCTGAATTCAAACTTGCAGAGTATCACCGAGAAAAAACAGGCGTCCAGATTTCTGGCTACAGGTTCGGAAAATGACTACGCGTCGATCATTCCTGCAAATATTGGGCTTGGCGCCGATAGCAGCGCCGCTTGCTGTAAAGTCGGCCACCGAAAAAGCGGTAGCTGACCTTGCTGGTATTTCCCTAACTCAAACTCAATACGGACAACCCTCGACGGGAACTATCGGGGGGGTCCCAATCGAAACGAATAACGCAACATGGAAAATGAAAGTACTGAGATTCCTTGCTAGTAAAAACTTACCAGATTGGGTCGAAGAAGAAATTAGAAATAGAAATCGTTTTGTTGGTTACATTGACCATGACATAGCGGCGAAGCGTTCATGGTCGCTTGCCGTAAAGATACTTACTCAACGCGAGAGAAACATCGAACGCGCGAGAAACGAGCTGCGGGAAAGTCCACGGCGCGGCTTAAGACTTAGAGAATTTGAAGAAACATATGGCGTGTGGATTTAGAAATGACCGCGCCAGCCCACCATAGCCGCGACGATGACCCGGTGACTTTAGCCGATGGTGCTGGTCATTTCGGCTTATCCAAAGGGGTGTTGAAAGCCGAGGGTTTGCGCGGCAAGCTAATCATGTTCAAGCTTGGCAAGACCTACTACACCACCCCAAATGCTATCAGGGAATGGGTTCGCCAGTGCCGCGTAGAGCCAAAGGAGCAAGACTCTATCTCGATGCAAAGCGCGGGACGTGGGTCATCCGTGACGGAAAGACATTCACGCGCACAGGCTTCAATAAGAATGAGCTTGCAAAAGCCGAACAGTGCCTCGCGGAATACGTCGGTATCAAATACAGGCCCACGCCGGGTGCGGAACCCTTAATTGTCGAGATTCTGGCAGCCTACATGCTCGAAGTCGTTCCCCATAAAAGACCAGACCGGAACACGAAATATTTCGTGGGCAACCTTGAAAAATGGTGGGGCGACAGGAAGCTCTCGGACGTGACGGCCCATAATTGCCGGTCATACGCCGAAGGCCGCAAAGCCTCGATGGCGCGGGTCGAGCTAAAGCGCCTACAGGCCGCCATCAAGCACTACCACAAGGAACATGGCCCCCTGCCGCTTATCCCGACCGTTATCATGCCGCCAGAGCCTAATCCGAGGGACAGGTGGCTCTCCAAGCAAGAGGCGGCGAGATTGCTAAGGGCAGCACGGCGGGTAGAGCATCTACGCCGGTTTATCCTGCTGGCGCTTCACACCGGGTCACGCAGCGGGGTTATCAAGTCTCTCCAATGGAGCTGGATCGACTTCGACAACGGGATCATGTTGAGGAAATCGCCGGATGATACCGAGCGCGCCAACAAGCGCCGGCCACGGGTCAAGCTCGGGCGGAAGATTCTAGCTCACCTGCGGCGCTGGAAAAGACTGGACGCCGGACTGACCCGATACGTGGTTCATTATGACGGCAAGCCGATCAGGGACTCGCACAATGCCTGGAATCGGGCTGTCAAAGCGGCAGGGCTGGAAGGCGTGACACCGCACACGATCAGGCACACGCGGGCGACGTGGCTGATGCAAAGGGGCGTCGATATTTGGCAGGCGGCGGGGTTCTTGGGGATGACAACGCGGACGCTCGAAACGGTGTATGCACATCATGATCCTGATTATCAATCAGACGCGGCGGATTTATGAAAATATGCTCAGTTGAAGGATGCGGTCGGAAACGGCAAGCGCGCGGTCTGTGTTGCGCGCATTATTACAGAATGCGTTATGCTGGTGGAATTGAGCCAGAACTACCTATAAAAAAACAAACCGGCCTGAGAAAGCACCCGCTCTATGGTGCATGGGCCGGGATGAACAATCGCTGCAAAAATAAGAATAATAGCAATTACTCTCTTTACGGCGGTCGCGGCATTAAGGTTTGCGACCGATGGAGTAATTTTTCTTGCTTCCTTGCCGATATGGGCGAGCGCCCAGAAGGAATGACACTCGACCGCATCGACCCGAATGGCCCCTATTCGCTGGAGAACTGTCGATGGGCATCGTATCACGATCAGCGGTGCAACATCTCGGAGGACGGCAAGCGTCGCCAAAGAGAAGGGGCAAGAAGGGGCGCTCTAAAGCGGCATCATCCCGACTATCAAGCCGACGCGGCGGACCTATAATGTGCCAAAGATGTGCCGATGAAATATAATGTCTAGCTATTTCAATATAGTAGCATACCCTGCGGCCTTCCAAGCGATAAGGCTGGCCTGCCCTAAGATATTGATTTATATAGATGGACCGGCACAGTTTCTCCGTGAACGAACGGGGAAACTTGCCGTGTTCCCGTGCCAAGTTGTGCCATGACGCGCTGCATCCACTACGTTGGCTTCCGTGATGACCGCTACTGGAACGCACGTGCGATTTGGGGAGGACCGGCCTTCATACACCGCTGGTGGGACAAGCGGGCTAGGCGCGAAATAGCGGAGGGTGACGTGGTGATCTTTGCCGAAGGGGAATGGACGCAGGAGCCTAGCCGGTACAATGCGCCTGATTTAGATGAATGAGGATCACACGGAGGCGACGATGGAAAGCAACCCTTGGAGCGAGGCTCGCCTTAAATTGGAAGATACGCTTGGCGACGCGATTACGGCAGCCCTTGAGGCCGGTCTGAGCGACGAGGAAGTTGGGGCGCTTGTGGTCCATTACATCGGCGGCATCAAGCCCGAACAGAACGAATCCGGCTTGGTCAAATGGGCGTGGAAGGTTACCCGCTGGTTCTCCCCGCCGACCGCGCTCTTTCAGGTAACCAAGGTCAAGGACGGCAAAGTTACCGCGCTCAGGTGCAGCGAGCATTCAGGGAATATTCTCGGCGGCAAGCGAAAGGAAAAGGCCGAATTTGATTTGGCGCTCGCCAGCTACTTACAGCCGGGCGACCTGACCGTTCTGCAATACCGGAGGCTCACCTACTGGCTGCGGGCTGTTTTCCCCATCCATGAGAAAGGGCGTCCAGACCAGTCCATTAGTTACTGAGCCTGTAAACCCATAGAGAATTTTCCAAAGTGGCTAACTCAGGAGAAGGAAAAATGAAGGAGAAAATCTAATGCTTATCTGGCGCTGTGACGCTTGCGGTGCAGAGGCAAAGTCTGACCAAATCGTTGGTCGCGAGTTCGACTACATGAAGCACAATTTCGGAACGCTATCGGTCGCTGCCGATGATATAAAAGACCTATGCAAGTCATGTATGAAAAAGGCCGAGACGATATGGGCCGCTCACCAAAAGAAACAGCGGGAAGAAAATATTCGATCCGCAAGTTCGGTGGCTAACGCAATTCGCAAAGCCGTTGGGGCTAACTGACTATATCGAGCCACAGGTTCCTATTGCGCACGCTAATGAGGTTTGCGGGGTGAGGCCGCTGGAGCCAATAGAGAATTAAATGAGAGTGCATACACTCACAGTCCCGCAATCATCAAAGCCATGCGCAGCTAACCGTGTTGCCCCGATAGAGGCGGACAGGAAGATGGCACTCTGTAAACAGCTGGTAATATTTATTCTGGTCAGCGCGGGCTGCTTTGTATCTTGGCGCCTCATTGTAAGTTCGATTGAAAAATGGGAGCGAGGACAGTTTTGGGGGTATGTAATTAGTTACGCTCTTGGCATGAATGTTTTGTTGGGCTGCGTGTTTATACTCTGGCTCTCGGCGGATTGAGACACAGGTTCATGTCGCACATGGCTTTGAGATTTGCATGGCGGGGCGCTGGTGCCCGCCTAGATAGAGTCAGAGAGGAAGGAAGGAAAATGAACCGCGACGAACTGATGATTCTTGCCAAGAAAGTATCGGCTGCTCAGCAGCGCGTTACCACTATGGGCATGATGCAAACGCCTATCAAGCTAAAGGATAAAATAATTGCTGACGCCAACTATCGGATCGCGATGGATGCTCTAACAGCGGCCAAAAAGGAATACGACGGAGCAATAGCAAACCTGACGGCTGATGAACTTATCGCTATAAGCACCGCGTGAGGATTATGGCTGCCTTGCGCCTTGCCGCTCAATAATCCGGTCTATCTTCACGTCCTGCCGGTCAAAGCGCGCTTCAATGACTTGCCGGAAGGCGGCGTTCTCGGATGACACGCGGTTCATTATTTCATGGAAACTATCGCGGCGAACGTAGGTCTTTAGCCCGTCATTCTCGACATCGTTGATCTTCTGGCGGATGGCTGAGAGGCTTTCCTGAATAATGCGCCTGTCGGAATCGACGATGCGCTGGACTTCGCTGCGGTGATCGGAAAGAGCAGACAACATATCGGACTTGATCTTTGAGATTGCCCAAATTCCCCCGCACGTGATCGCCATCAAATGCAGAACGAGTCCCCCTAGACCAATCCATATTTCAGGACTGGTCATCGAATGGACCTCTGCCAGCAATGGGGTCATTGGGCCTCGACTGTGATCCGTTTAACAATTCTTGAACCGATAATGTGGTTTCTTGTCGCTCAGCCATTGGTGATCTCCAGTATCATCGGTGGTCAGGGGCGTTCGCGTGTTGATAGCGCGCGAGCGTCCCGCCTTTACCAGCACCCCAACTTGTGACCCGTCGCGTTGTGAACGCGAATTTGCTTGACGGTTTCAGCCGTATCAGACTTTGCCGAATAGGTGATCGCGCTAAAGCCGGAGCATTTACTTATTGTCCCGGTTGAACTGATCGTTCCGCACCCCGTCAGGGTCAGCAGCAACATCGCGCTCAGCATCAGAGCGGGCCTTATTGCTCTTGTTGATGGTGTTTTGTTCGGCCTGGTCCCACTTCTTTTTCTCATCGCGGTTTCCTTGTGTGTAGATCGTAGCGGATGCCAGAGCGACACCGGCAACCTCGATTGCAATGCGTCTCAGTGGCGGAAAGAAATATCCAAGGGCTACACAGCCAATGACGATAACGGCGGTCAGCCCTAGCCAGCCGACGAGCGGATCAAGCCAGCTCATTTGTCGCCCGATCCCTTGAGAGAGCCGTCAGAAGTAGTCGTGGTGCGCCTGCGTCTCAGGACTTCCGTCAGGATGCCGTTGACGATGGCTGTTGCCGCCGTGGCGAGCTGCTGTTCTTTCGTGAGAGCTGCATCCAGCCATGACACCGGATTGAGTGTTGGAAGGACGGCTAGAACAATGCCGCCTAGAACCTGCGAGCGGGCATACAGGATGACCTCGCTGTGCTTGAACCACGCCTTGAATTTAGACCACATGACTTAATTGCCTTTCTTCGGCCAGAGAAAATAGACCGCTGCTGCAATGGCGATTCCTGCCACGACAAATACGGCGATCATTGTCATTGAATGTGAGTTGATGGCTGCCGCCGTACCGCCAGCTATGGCAGTCGCCGCTACAGCGTGTTTCGTCCCTGCGGTCTGACTAGGAGGCTTATCGACCGGCTCAACATCAGGCGGCGATGGCAACGGCGGCAAAGTGGCACTCAGAGAGGCGCCCTGAGCAAACAGCTTGGCCTCGGCATCCCGTCTGTCCCGCAGACCCTTCACGGTCGGCCACAGGCGTTTCATGGAACGGAAATCGTCGGGGACCTTATCGAGTTGGCCCGCCATGACATGCGCGCGAATAGCCCGCATCTCGGCGTAGCGGTCACCCGGCGACTTGAAAGAGCATCCTCTGTTGTAGGCGAGGCTTACCAGTGCCCCTAAACAATCTGCCGGTAGCTTCTCAGCCCCAGGGATTGCCGCGCATACCTGAGCTGTCCAGTCGGGAACGTCCCGATTGATGAAAACCGCGTTCGCCTGTTCCCAAGGAATATCGATCAATGAACGGATGGACGGGAGCAGGTCTTTTGCATCCGTGCCACGGACACCTAGGCACTTTTCCATGACGCGCAGCATTGTTTCGCTGACGCGTTCGGACCAATCGGCTCGCAATTTAGTCTGATCGGAATAGCCAATATCGTAGCCGATCCCGATTGTGATACCCGACGCCCCGCCCGGCCACTCTGGACGCCGATAGTGCGCTTCATAATAGGTCTGCGAACTGACCTCACATGCGATGATGAGGTCTATCGAAGCCTTGGAAATCATGTGCTTCCTGCCTAGCGCCTACACGCCAGAGTGGTGTATAATCTCGAAAATGAAACTGGTTGCCGCAGCCATGCTTTCGCTAGCCGCGCTTTCATCTCCCGCAGAGAGTTGCGAACTGACTCTGCCAACGGTCGTTACAGCCGGTCAGTGGTTCACCGGCCAATGGCGGTTGACCGGCCCACGCCAAGTTCCGGCACAAATCCTGCGCTCGAACATCAACACGCCTGACAGTCTTGTCGCGACAGCCACTAAGCTGCGCGGATCGTTTCGCGCGTGGGCTACCAATGTCCTAGGGATGCACACCTACACGATAACCGGAGCCAATGGTGTGGTCTGCACGGCTAAGGTGACGTTCAATTATCACCCGCCACACGGCGATGGTTACGACATTATCCTTTCAGCCGGGCAATCCAACGAAGTGGGAACGGGCTTTGGACCGTTTAGCGATCCTCTGCAAAGCGCGATTTTTGATGAGAAGATTTTACAGATAGGACGCTATGGAAAATCTGACGGGTTGATCGTACCGGTTGGCTATTGGCAGAACGGACACAACTTTGATGGCCTTCACTCTCACAACATGAACGAGAACGATGTTGCAATGGGCAGCGTACTTACATTCGCCCGGAATTATACGCGCTTCGCACTAAAGCCGAACCGGAGAGTTCTGATAGTTCCTGCGGCTCAAGGATCAACATCGCTGGAAGAATGGTCTGATTACTCTGGACCACTCTATACGGACTTTATCCAGCGCGCGAGACTTGCTCTTTCCATGCCGGGGAACAACAGAGTGATCGCTATTTCGTGGGACCAAGGCGAATTTGACATAAACGATGCTGTCAACGGTACAGGCTTAACCGCAGATCAATACCAGGCACTACTTATCCAGTTCATGCACAGGATCAGAACCGACATATCTCAAGGCCAAGTGCCTATTCTCATGGTCGGCATGGTGCCGGATTGGCTTTCAGGTGACGGACCTGCATTGCAAATCAAAAGCGCCTTCACGGCAGCTATCCAAAACGCGGCATCCCAAATAACCAATGCTGCTTACGTCTCCCCCGCAGGACTTAAGAGCGATGCCATGATGGGCCAACCCGGAACGTCAGTTCACTACTGCGCTCAATCGCAAATCGAGATTGGAAAAAGAAAGTGGCTCGCGCTTAAGGCAATGATGAATTAAGCCGAATAGACGATTGAGATACGCACCGTATGTGCGTTACCCGTTGACATATTAGACGCGCCTACATCTACAGGTGTTACAGCCGATCCCTGACCGACCAGAACAAGTGTCGTGGAAGTTGATGGACGAGCGACAAGTTCTGTGGTGCTGGCGGGCCATGTCCAGCGGTTGTTAAGACCGCCGACAGTTCCAGTTGGACTCGTGGAGCCATTAATAGCGACCGGGAGCGTACCGATTAAAAGATCACCTGAGCCTGTGCCGATGGTCGGCGTGAATGTCAGGACGACTTCAACCCAAACGAGACTTCCGACACGGATATAAAAGCCAGTTTGCGTTGCGTAAGAAAAACTGGACGTTCCCGGTGTTGCAAAGGCAACTGTTGGCGTAAACGTGTTAGTAGAGTACGCAATACCGGCGTCTTGAATTAATTTACCTGTCGCTCCATTAAACGACGCCAGATTGCCGCTTGTAGCACCAGCAGGACCAACAACATCGCCGCCGCCAGCAGGCGTTACCCATGTTCCGTCACCGCGCCAGAATGTCGTTGCCGATGCAGACGTTCCACTATTGAGGTTGTTGACCGAGAGATTCCCGGTAACACCGTTAGCAAGATTGACCTGCGCCCACGCCGGATTATTTGACGTGCCGGTGTTGGCTAAATAGCGCGTTGCGTTAGTGTCTTTGGCGAGCGCGGAAAATACCGCCGTGGCCGAGCCATAGATCAGGCCGCCCTGCGCAATGGCTGGAAAGCTCAAGCTCGCCGCTGTCGTCAGCGTCGTGCCATCTGCAAGCGTTAGAGTCGCACTGGATGCTGGCGCGGTAAGCGCAACCTTGTTAATGCTCGTCGCGGTCGCAGCGCCAAGAACGGGACTCCCGTTCAAAGTAGGCGACGTGATCGTGGGAGACGTTGAAAGAATGAAATTGCCTGTGCCATTATGATCGGAAACCGCAAGACCGTTGACCTTGAATACGTTGCCAGTTCCCGCCGTGTCATAAGTCTTGTTGGTGAGGATGTCGGTCGTGGCTTTGCCGACAAGCGTATCAGTCGCGGCGGGAAGCGTGAGCGTGCCGCTCGCTGCCGCAGCCGAAGCAAGTATCGTCGTGCCGCTACTGACACCTGAGAAAGCAATCGTTCCCGCCGTCGTACCAGCCAAGCCAAGCGTAGGAGTTGCCGTTATCGACGGGACGCCGGTTGCGCTGGTGTTAAGCAACCCACCGTTGGCAGTAGCCAAGCCTGAAATAACACTCGCGGACGACGAATAGAGAATCTGATTGATCGTCGTCGTGGCCGGATAGGTCGCGGTAGTAGCAACCCAGTTCGTGCCATCAGCTCTTAGGATCGTCCCGACATTCGTGGCCGCTGACGGGAATGTCGCCGTGCTCCACGTCATGGGAGCCGAGCCGCCACCGGCAGACTGGAGCACCTGCCCGGAAGCGCCAGCCGTTGTCGGCAGATTCCAGTTGTATGTTCCTGCGGCGTCCTGCGGCTGGATCGTAATCGTGCCGGAGGTCGTACCGGACAGATTCAATTTGCCAGTGGCTACGCCTTGCGCACCCAAAGTAGGCGTGGCTGTAAAGGCCGGAGTAGCCCCCGCCAGAACCGTCCCCGCCACCCCTGTAATAGAGAGAGCACCCGTAATGGCGTTAAGAGCGAGCGGGGCCGAGACCGAGACGGCAAACGTGCCGGACTGCGTTGGAAGGGTAAGGGTTGGAGTCCCAGCCGCCGCTTGGGGCGTAATAAGGGCTGTCCCTGATCCAGACCCGGCAAGGGCAAGCGTTCCCAATACAGACCCAGGTATCCCAAGTACGGGATTTGAGGTCAAAGACGGCACGGCATTAACGGCGCTCGGATTTCCGAGCACGGTTCCGCCCGTGAACGCGCCTAGACTGGGATGTAGATTGCCGTAAGCCATTATCGGTCTTTCCAAAAGGTGCGCGTTCCGCTACGAGGGTGTCGTGCGGATCGCATTTCTGATATTCTTCGTCTGGGTGTGGCTGGTTATTCCCAGCCCGGAATCACTGTTGATGATTGTCTTGGGCTGGCGAGTTTATGGTGCCCTGCGCGTGCCAGATGCTTTCAAGATTGATCCCCAATGGTTCAAGAGCGCGCGCTAGGTTTCCCGTGGCAATTCCCAAAGCAGCGCGTGACGGTGGGGAATTTAATTTATTCGCCTGATCGACGGCCTTCTGCCATCGTTTCATTGTCGATGAAACCAAAGGCATCTGAGATGCTATTTTGCGGGCCTCGATAACCTCACCAATCTTCTTTGCCCCTTGAGCCACGCCTGCCCCAAGCCCTTCACTCACCAGCGGCGGAAGGAACGGCAAACCAATGCGAGCTAGTGATGCACCGATGACTGTCCCTACAGTGCTTCCTACTCCCTTCATGGTGCGGGTTACAAACGATGACGTATTCGACCAATTGGCCCCGGCTTGAGGAATTTCGAGTTGGCGCATCAGGTTCGCGTAGTTCTGAATCATAGTTTTCTCTTGGGGAGAAAACATAATATTTGAAAGCTCTTTTCCGTCACCGTTCAGAAATTCACCAATGCGATTGGCAATCTTTCCAGGCCCCCAATCTTTAATTCCATCAGGAGTTTCAGTTAATCGTGAAAATAATCCTTGTTTAACAGCTGACCATTGCGCAGATGTATTTCCGAACTCACTCTTGAGTTTAGATGCAAGCCTTGTTGCAAGACCAGAGCGACCTAGGCCGTTGCTGCCGTACAGCATATTTACTATTTCACGCTGGTCTGCCGGAGGGCCGTCTTTACCTCCAATCCTCTCCATCGCCCTGTCCACATCACTCAAGGGCGCTGACGTTTTTTCAGCATATGCTTTTAGTTGGTTGGAATATTGTCGCAAAACATCTTGTTCATGGCTATTGAATAGCGCGTTCGCCATTGGTCTGCCGTTGCCGTCCAAGAATTTTTGAATCTGCGATGAGACATCAAGATGGTCAAAACCAATGCGTCCCATCTCTGCATTCATGAGACGAGATAGAACGCCATTTCTAATCGCTATAAATGGTTCAGATTGAGCGCCATATGTTTGTCTGATATGATCGACTAATTTTACTCCTGTTGGATTTCCTCCTACGTTGCCGTTGCGTCCAAGTAAGGTATCGGCAATCTCAGCAGATGTTGATGGTTGCCCGTTTGCTCCAACAAAACGCTCGATAGTTTTTCCTACAACGTCTCCACTTTCTGGAGAAAGTGATTGCGAGCGCCTTAGATCATCAGCGTATTGTAGAAGCCTGTTCCGCTCTTGTGGATTGAGATACGTTTCAGAAAGAGCGCGACCCTTTCCATTTACAAAATTATTGATTCTATCAGCGACCTTACTTTGGTCCCATGCAGTAACTCCATTCGGACGTTCAGTCAGATACGAAAATAATCCCTGTTTCACAGCGGAGATTTCAGGAGAATTGGCACCAAACACCTGCATAAGGCGGTTGGAAATCATCACTGGAATCTGCCCCTCTCCATAAAGCCATTGAGCTATTTGATTCGGCGGAGCCACCTGCCCCGCTCTGCGACCGACAATCTGTTGAATGATAGGACCAACCTTGTCGCCGCCGCCTTGGGCTGTGAATTGTCGCCTAAAATCAGTATGGAGCGCCCTTGCTTCTGACATTGCGCCAGCAACCGCACTCCCGTCTCCCGAAAACATTCCTTGGTCAATTGCGGATTGAATAGAGTCATCAAAAGCATCAGTGATCCGTCGCATCGCACGCAGATCGGATTGGTCACCTGTTGCGCGAGCGGATGATTGCGCTTGGCGCTGGAACGCCACTAATCTTTTACGAATATTATCAATATACGCAGGTGAGAACGCCGGGAAAGATTTAGTGTCTCCGGATAAAGCAGACCGCGCGGCAGAACCAAGCGTCTTATTGAGATCGCTTATTGCAGTAACTCCAAAAGGTGTTGTTTTCGAATTTAAGACAACGGGATCATCGCTAAGATTTAGAGATTTTCTAATATCATTGCCGATGTTTCTGAACGCTTGAGGATCGAATGTCCCAGGCATGGATCGGAATTGGTCGTAAGCATCAGACGTTCTCTCTTGTGCAATTTCCGCTGCCCTACCAACGGCACCTGAGACTATATCCGCCGCCTCTTGTGGACTATTCGCAAGAATGGTTCCCCCACCCAAGTCAGAACGAATGGCGTCATGCTCTCGCGCCAGTGCAGCCAACCGCGCGTCTTGCGCCGATTGTCCTTCATCAAATGTTCCACGTAAAAATCGTTGAACGGTATCCGCCACATCATGCGGATGGATAAGATTATCTGGTGGGGCAATAGCAGCCTGAGCACTCAAATCTCGCGCTTTGTCCGCATCAGAAATATTCTTTACAGAGTCAGAAACAATACCAGCCGCATCCTGTGGAGTTTGTGCAACAAGAGACGAATTAGGATCAAGTGATTTGGCTACATTACTCCCGGCCTGTTCAACTTGTGCGTCCTGCTGGTCCTTGAACGCCTGCGCTTGTCTTTGAGCCTCTGGACCGAGTTGTCCGCGCAGGGCTGACTGTTCAAACTGGATGGAGGAAAGATCGCCCGTTTCCTGACCACGACTTAGAGTAACGCCAAGAGGCCCACTAGGCGGCGGAGGTACGGGGGTTGGACCATTTACAAATGCCCCAAGGCCGCCTCTCGCCGGAGCAATGGCGGACATGGCCGTATCAACGTTGCCCTTGGCCGTATCGTACATCTCTTGCGGATTGTCTCTCGCAGCGACACTAGGATTAATCAGCGTCCCAATAGCGTGTTCTGTCGAGGCGAGTGGATGACCCAGCAATGAACGCGCGGTCCCTGTAATAGGAGACATCGCGAGTTCAGGAATTGAAAGAACCCCCTTTCCTGTATCACCGGTCTGCTGAATGTTCTGTAGCATTCCTTCCATGAAAGACGGCGCAGCTGCTTGTCTGGCGTAGGACGCATGTCTTGCTTCAGAAAATGGATTTAGCGTATCCGCTATAGCTCCTACAGCCGACTTAGCCGCACCATATATTTCCGAAGGAATGTCAGTGAACGCATTTCCTGACGGCGCTTTGTCACTAGGCAAAGAAAACCCGGACGCTTGCGCATCAGGAGGCGGAGACATATCACTTGGAAGAATGAAATCGTCAGCCATGACTATTGCGCCAACAGTCTGTCAGCCATGCCAGCGCCGTATTTTTTATCAATCGCGGCCTTGGCAGCAGGGTTGCTCGCATTGGCTTTCAGAGCTTGAATGTCGCGCGCATCAATATTCGTTGAGGATGTTTCCTCTCCTGTCATTCGTTTAATTGCCGTTTGCGCTTTGGGAGACAGCAATTCGAGCGGGTCTTTCGTTGTACCCATGCCCCTGTTGTACTGATCGCCAACGGCTTCTACACGACCGCGCAGTAGATCGATGGCTTGTTTCACAGCCGCATGTAGGGCTTGTGGAGATTCAGCCGAATTGATCGACTTTTCCCATTCCATGATATCGTGGACGTTGCCACCGGCACCACGGAAAGCGCGGGTCAATTCATCGGAAACTGCGGTCTTGGCTGTGTCGAAGTTCTTTTTGGCGACCTGGAATGTGGTGTTACCGGTTTCACTTGAGATAGCATTAGCCCACTTATTCCATGTCGGGTATGACGAATTATTAAGCGGGGCAATCGACTTATCCAACGTATCGAGATGCTGGATAGCTGTATTGAACGCGGTCAAATTCTGCGCCGACTTACCGGCGGTGAAATCGTTCCTCGTCTTTGATCGCGCGTTGTAATTGATCGCATCGAATGACGGGTCATACTGAGAAACCATCCTGAGCATGTTCTGCCAGTACGGAGATTTCAACGCGAACCCTGACGGGAACGCCATGCGGCCCTCAGACAAAGCCTTTACCTGTTGAGCCATCGTCGGATCAATCTTGGCAAGATACGCATCGCCATGACCTAGGCCATTATCAGCACCGCCAACAGGCGCGAGCGCGCTTGGCTGACCAGCTTCAGCCGATCCTGTTTGCGGATTGATGGGTTTGTACTGACCGGTCTTGGGATCACGGACCGCAAAAATGTCCTGACCCATCGCGTTCTGACCGATCTTGACAGGTGCTAGTGCCTGGATTTGTTGTGCGTCCAATTGCTTCTGAGCCAGCGTCTGCTGGACACCGAATTTCTGCTGCTCAAGGCCGAAGTTTTGTTGTTTCAGTCCGAAGTCCTGCGCAAACTGTTGCGCCTGTCGCGCCATGTTCTGCGCTTCAAGATTAATACGCTGCTGAGCCTGATTGGTGGCTTGGGCTTTCTGATAATAGTTCAAGCCTTGAAGGCTACCCTCGCCTATCTGCTGCAATGGGAAATGCGATGGCGATGCCATCATGCCAGCGCCAGCTGCCATCAGGGAATTGCGTTGTTCTGGTGTGAGGCTATGACCGAACAACAATTGATCCCAACTCTTGCCGCCAAACGCATCGGTGATTTTTCCGATCAAACCACGGTCGGCTTGCGGAGCGCCGTTCGGTGACGAGCCATTCTGTTGTGGGCTGTATTGGACGGTCTGTGCGGACCTTGGGATCAGCGCATCGCTATTGAATGGCGTTGACGAGTCCCCGCCAAGTGCGGACGCAAACTGTTTTCCATAGTCTCCGACTGTCGTTCCCAGAACATCGCGCGCCGCGAGGTTGTTCATTCCACCTTCGCCAGCAAACCACGCCCTCGACGCGCCTTCAGGACCATACTTGTTGACGTACTGACCGAACTTGGCGCGGAATACGGCGTCCTGAGCTTCCGGGCTTTTCAGGAACTGCTCCGGCGTCAAACTCTTGCCAAGCACTTCCTTTGTCCACGCCGGGACATTCTCGCCCATGACCTGATATTTGCCGTAAGCCCTGTCTCCGGTTTTCGGAATGACAGGACCTAGTGCCCCGTAGGAATTTCCGCTTTCAATCGAGCCGATAGCTTTGCCGTACCGATCAATGTTGTCGGAGTAGCCTGCCGTCGGCGCGGTGTAGTCAGTCGAGACAGCACCAGGAATTGCTTCCGTGCCGGTGATCGGTCTGGCTGGAGGAAGCGGTACATTATCCGTTCCATCAAATCCGGCTGAGACAGGAAGCGGGCCTACGCCAGCAGGCCCGGCAATATCGGCAATCGTGGCTTGCGGAACGCGGTCTTGTATCTTTTCCGGAAGAACAGTCTCAAGCCTGTCCCCTTTGGGCAATACAGTGTAGCCAGCCGGTCCGGCTACATCGGCAATGTTGCCACCTGAAACAGGCGTGCCAGCCATCGGCGTGCCATTGGCAATATAGGAATTGTCAATCGGCGCGATAGTGGGATCAGCCGTCGCTAGTACCTGAGACGGGCCTATGTCGTACTTGTCCGGAACGATGCCGACAAACCGCTCATCGAACGCCGGAACAGAGCCGCCATCGTCATAGCGGCGATCTTTGTCCATCTTTATCGAGAATGGATTTATGTTGAGTGGACCTAGATCACCAGACGAATAGATTTGCTGAGACAGCGGAGCAATTTTTCCACGGCGATACTCATCTACGGCCTGATCAAATCTAGGATCGCCATCTGTCCCAGTGGTTGAAATTCCGGGACGAACATCATCAGCAACTCCACCACTAGCATATCTATGTCCTCTGAGCGCCTTTCTGATCGCATGAACCGAATTTACAAATCCGCCGTGAGAAAAACCAATATCGTTGTCTGAGCTGCCTCCCCACGTCGAAGCATCTATAGGACCACCATAGGATGGGCCGGCTGATGCATTGCCCATGCTGCCAAAGATGCTTTTCAGTCCGCCGATGCCGCCGGAAATCTGACTAGCAGACGGCATACCCATAGATTGCTGTTGTGGAGCCTTGGGATAAGAGACGCCGGGGATATGCTGCTGACCTGCGCTGAGTTGAATAGGTTTAGGAACATAACTCGTAATGTCGATGTAATCCGCAGGGCCACCTGTTATGCCACCATCGGCGTATTTCTTCGGAGAAACACGGCCACCATCCCTCAGAAACATTCCAGCAGCCGTTAGACCTAGTCCTGCAATCTGTCCCCACGGACTAGGACCGGGCGTGGTCGTGCTGCTGGTCCCCTCAGTCGTGCCGCCCATCGCGCCAATCGTCGGTAAGCCAATCCCGGCGAGGAATTGCAATTGCTGATACGGGAACGCCTGCTGTTTCAGAAACTGCTGATAGGCAGACGTGAGCTTGTTCTGTTGCTCTTGCTGTTCAAGCTGACCGGACTGCAATTGAGCGCCAGCACCTTGTAGTGCCGTGTTCTGTGCTTCCTGACCGAGATTACCGAACGTGTACGCAGCCTGTCCTGCGGCAGACCGATCCTGTTGCGCGGCCCCCAATGCCTGACTGTAATTCTGCGAGTTCAATCCAGCCAAGGTCTGGTTGTTGGACATGTTCTGTTGTCCAGCCAGCGCGGCCTGAGCGACTTTTACCCGGTCACCACCTAGAGCGCCTTGCAGAGCGGCATTGCCGACAACCTGATTCTGCTGTTGCGCATTGGTCTGATTGATGTTCGCCATCGTCGAGTTGATGACATCGGACTGGAACGGATTTTCATAATTGCTGATCTGAGACGATGAAATAGGAGCCGCGCCTTGCTGAGCATACTGCGAAGCTTGCTGGAGATATGGATTAGCCGCAGTAGCAGCCCGATTGATGCCTTGAATGCCCTTGAACATCTCCGGGTTGAAACCGGCGACAAGTTGTCCCTTGTAAGGTTGATACGGCGTCTTGGAGACATTGAACGCCTGCTGCAATATCTGCTGAAGCTGTTCCAGTCCGCGCGGCGTGTAGGTCTGCGAGGATGTGGAATTTGTAGTTTGGCTTTTGCCGCCCATAGTCAGGATGCCTTGTGCCGCGAACCGCCGCGACTTTTCGAATATTGATTGTTTCTGGACTCGACGATTGCTGGCGGCGGGTGCATGAAAAAGGCCCCACATGGGACCAGTAACCGCTCGTACATTCTGATTTTTGCCGCCGTCCTTATCGTGGACAAAACACCGATAACCAATCTCAAATCAGGATGATCGGATCGCAGATTATCGACAACATTTTTCGCGTAACCGATTAGTGCCTTGGCGTGATTTGATACGCGATGCTTTGGATCGACGAAATTCAGGTATTCATCTATCGTTATTGTTTCCGAGTACCACGGCGTCCCAAACGAAAGCATGATCGCGCCTTCAAGCGACCCGACTTTGCCGATCACTCCGATAATTCCGCGCGTGCCTAGATCGTCCGCCGCAATCTTGTCAGGGTTGAGAAACCGATGAATGTGGTAATCGACCTTTGCATCGGAGATCGGAAACATGGCGTTCTCTGCCCACAAGAGACGAAAGAGTCGCCATACCTCCTCACGGTCGTCTGCGACCGCTTGCCGAACGACAGATTGTGATGTCATCTAATTTTTCTTGGGGCCGGGAAGCTTTTTCAAGGTCTTGATCGTCTTGGACCGAATGTGCTTCACGAAAGCGTCAAGCGTATCATGCCCGCGCTTCATATCTCCGCCACCGATGCGCTGGACCGTTTCAGGATCGACTAAATACTCGCCACCTGCGGCAATTATCGGTGTAGTGCCGCCTTTGGCAAAGCGTGGCGGCTTGGGCGCGGCCATCAGTTTAGGCGCGGCTACATGCGGTGCTGCGATGTGCGGCATGGCTGAGCCATATGGACCGCTACTGAACAGTCTGTTCAATGCGTGCGCGCCAGCAAGTGAATTACCCTCTCCAATCGAACTAACTATATCGGCGGGCAAGACGTAGCTACCGCCGTGAACACCCATTGCAATCTTGTCAGTCCTACCCGGTACGAAGCTATGGATCATTCCAGGTCTTGCCATCTCATGCGCTTCAGAGCGGATGTAGAAAGGTGTTCCTCCAGCAGCCATATGCTCGCGTTTCGCCCGGCGTTGAATGTCCAACGCGATTGCGACGGCTTGACGCCTAGGTTTCCCTGCGGATTCCTCGCGGTTTATGTTCTCGCCAATGGCTGATTTTTTAGAGCTTTTAATAAGTGGCATCTCTACACCGGATTAAAGAGTGCATAGTCGAATGTCCCTCCGCCCGTAGCGGCAACGCCGCTGCCGGTCGTGACCGTGAAACTTGTGCCCGCAACCAAGGCGGAGATGTAAAGACACTTGGCGCTGCCCTGTAGTGTTGCTGCCGCCGCGTTCGTCGGTGACAGGACAATCTTGCTGCTCGCCGTCACGTTCACATTAGAGACTGTCGTTGACACCGCAGCCGCCATCGTGAACGAGCCTAGCCGTTGTGGGAAAATAGCAGCCAGTGTGGCGTTGAGATTGACCAGCGCCTTTGAAAGATTCTGGTTTCCGACCTTTAACTGGCTTATTAGCTCGGCAAGCGACTGTGGATTTATCGCGGTAGCAGTATCAGCCATCACAGCCTTCCATCAGGTGCGTAGCGGTAGCGGATATTGCCAAGCCGCCAGAAGCTTCCAACGTCATTGCTCTGCACCTGAATTGACATTTGACGGCCACGAATACGCGGCGTGATGTACTGGCTTGTGCTCGTTACGGTATAGGGTCCGTAAGTGACCGGCGTATCGCCGGGATAGTTCACGACATTGAGCGAGATCATGATGTTCGCGCCCTGAGTCCCGTTGTACAAACCCCATTTAAAATCAGGGATAAGCCAGTCAACGAACGAAACATCCTCGCCGTCGCCAATGACGAAATACCCGGTCGTCATTGACGCATTGATCGGCTGGCCGTCTGCATCGTTAGTGGTTTCGTGCTGGTAGATAATCGAGGTAGGACTAGCCGCTATCGGAGGACCGAGAACGCTCTGTGCAATTCCACAACTGCGGGACAGCGTGCCGTTATCCCATGTCCCGTCAACGACATTGACCTTGGCATATGAATCGCATTGGCCATTCGACGTGAGCGACGGGTAGTAAAACCAAATCTCGTTGAACGGCGTATTCACCCATGCCCAGCACTTGTCGAGATTGTCAGTGTCGATATTCTGGAACACCGCATCCCAAACCGTGCATGGAATTGGAGCAGCACCGGAAGGGCCGTAAATGTAGAAATTGCTCCGGCCCATCCAATAGACCGAGCCGTTCAACTGACATGCAGAATGTGCGGAAGCCAGTCCCGACCCACCGCTAACCTTGTTGAAGCCGAACACAAGCGGCGGCCCAAGATACGACATCGCCCACAGGTCAATGTCGGTCCAGATCAATGCGGCTTGCGGACCTTGCAATCCTCCGACAATCTTCGATCCGGTAGAGATACGTTGCGAACCGGCCTGATTGATTACGGTCGGCGTAAAGTCCGTGAAGTCCTCGCCATCGGACCATCTAACCAAAAGCGGGTCTTGCTGTTCCCCTAATCCCTGATCAAGCGATGCACCCCAGCAGACAAGTATTTGCTCAGGCATTGCGATAAACAGCCCACCGTTGAAAGTCGGTGCCGTAGCCACAAACGATGCATTGGCAAATCCGCTCGATGGTCGCCAGAAATACACCCCGCCGTTCTTCGGGCAGGAAAGAATTATTTCTCCCCAGTTGTCGTGCGTCCAATCGGTCGTCGTGATCGGTGTGCCTGTTTGCGCGCTAGGCACAACACCCGTACCGAAACCACCCGCTCCGAAATCGCCTAGGCCAAATCCAGTGCCCGCCGCCGATGGTCCGAGATTGATGTAATAAACCAGCTCGGTATCGCCGCCATTCATATCGAATGTATCGGTAGAGGACGCCTCTACATCGACCGATATTGTAAACTCATCGACCGAGCCGACCGTGAGGACAGTGTAGCTTCCTGAGATCGTTACGCCGCCGCCTGTCGTGGCAATCGGAAAGACAACGATGCTTCCAACCGATTGCCCATGTGCCGGAAATGTGACCAGAACCGAGGACGATCCGGACGTGGTATCGAATTGAGGAACGGCACCTTCACTCGACACGCCTGCAACAGCATTGGTGTCGGCAATGATCGTGTACGATGTCGTTCCGGTTATTGAATTGATCGGATAGGTGCCGGAGAGAATTATCCCATCTACCGAGATCGGCGTATTGAAATATATCGCATCCAATGTCGTGACGTTTGCAATGTTCGTATCGGTTATCTCGACTGTCGGGGTATTGATCGTCGTTGAAAAGTCTGGACTAAAATCCGAAGTCAAGGTCTGTGGCGTTATATCGATCAACGCACCGTCCGTAATCACACCCAACAGGTTTGTGGTCCCTACAGCCAATCGATCATTAATGTTCAAGTCCTGCCATGCGTGGAGCGCTCTAGGCACTCCCGATATTGCAGACGAGAAAAACTTTACCCACCCCCCAAGTTTCTGGAACAGCCCATCCTTGAACCGGCCAAGATTGGATTGCGAGTAACCGGCCTGCAATAGAGTTGGCGTTCGCTCCACGTTGATACCTGGAACGAGTTGAACGGAACCGAATGGCATTGTCAGCTTCTAGGCGGAGTAGCTATCGGGGCTGGCTGCATCGAGGTCCACGCCTGAGACTGGTATTTCTTGCGCATCTCCTCCACATCGGCGCTGGACTTGAGCGACTGATATTGCGTCTCCCACGATTGGGCCATTTGCGGGTTGTCGGACTGTGATCCGAAATTACGCTGATACCCAGACATGAAGATCATCGAGGCCGCAAAAAATAAATCCGGCAGATACAGCGTCAGGAATGTTGTGGTGTTCGTTTCCGATAACGGCGCTGGCCTGATCGTTCCAATAACTTCAGCCGTGAAAGTATCCCCCGGCGGCGGACCGAAGATGACGGTCTGGTCCGTTATCATGGCGTAGTATTGCGGGATTGTTGTCGCGCTTGCCGCCGTGTCACTCGGCCACGCCAAATCGATGAAATCCCGCGTCGTGGCCACCAATGGATTCCGCGCCGTTGTCGTATTGACCGGCGTGTAAATATTAATGCCTTGGGTCGTGACAAAACGGCCATTCGCCTGTGGCAACGTAAAATCCCGGCTGTTCTGTGTGACCGTGGCGGAGGAATCCCGAACAATCGTGCTAAGCAGGTCTAGTTCGCGGTATATCCTCTGTTCCGCATAGTCGATTGTTGATGGCTCTATCTCGACGAAATTCGGGTCTGTTTCAGAAACAGCCAGCATGGTAGCCAAAGCCGTCGTATAGCTATCGTAGTCGTAAGACATGATGTCAGGTCTTAATCACGAACAGGCCGGCGATCTTCGCTGGCGGCATTCCGTTAAAGGCCGTACCTGAGCCGGTATTGCCAATAGTTATTCCAGTCGTTGCACTGTTTGTTGAACGCCCAGTTCCTCCGCTTGCATCAAAACTGTCCACAGAACCACCACCTAAAGAATGGTTTCCTAGAGCCGTCGTCAGAAGATGCAAATGGCCTGGATCGGTAACTGGATGATTGTGTGCCGGTAGATTCGCTGTAATGAGTGTTTTGGTTTGCGTACCGCCCGTCGCCCCTACCGTGTTTCCGTTCGGAGACATGGTGGTTGACGTGATACGGCCAGCAGCGCTACCGCCCTGATTATCGAGAGGATATGGTGCATAGCCCCTGAAATCAGGAAGCGTATTGCTGCCGAGAAACGTATTTAATGCCGCATATGTCGTGGCATTAAATGTACTTCCGTCCATGATAAAATACGGCTGAACCGTACAGGCGCTCATCCATGCCGGAAGTGCAGAGCAGTAAAAAAACTTCATCTCTCCGACAAGTCCGAGATTCATAAACCTGAAACTCGTACCGTCGCTGTAAACCAGCACGTCATTTGGCGGCAACGCTATTACTTGCCCACTATTACCGGTATCGAGAGTAACCGTAAAATTTCCAGTGCAATTATTTCGGCACACCCATGATTTAATAATCGCCGGAAACGTAACCGTTACGCTCGCAGATAGAGTGCCTGAAAATACAAGTGTGCTGACTTGCGCTTCCGTGACTGTAAGCGTGATGTTTGCGTTAGTAAGTGATTTTGTAGTTACGTTGCCCGCGCAAGAATCCAGAATGCCAGCGTTCCCGTTCATAGGAACGTCCCACACTCCCGAATCCGAGCCGCGTGTCGGCTGCGCAAGCTGTAGATTTGTCGTTGTCGGATCGGGCATCTATCGTTCCAAATAAAAAAGCGGCGCTCGCGCACCGCCGGTCAGGCCAAAATGTGAGTTCAGATCAGTTCAGAAGCTGCCAATTCGTCAGCGACTCGGCATAGAGCAGCACCCACTGGCGCGGCCCGTTAAGAACCACCGACGACATATCGTCGATAGTCTCGGAACCGTCCGGCAGTATCGTCTGCGGATTGGTCAGGCCGTTTGAATCGACCTTGATCCACAACATGCGATAGAGCATGTCAACCAGAGACGGCAAATTCACGTTGCGCGTGAAAGCACCTTGCAGATAAACGTATTGATCGGTCGTAAGAACATCGTAATCGCCGGACGAATCTACATTTGTCGGCAGTACCGTTATAAAATCTTCCGACGCGAACAACGACGCCAGTATGGCCGCCGTCATGCGCTTGTCTGTGCCGCCCTGCACTACCCACAATTCGTCTGCCGGCGTAACTCCGGTAGCGGCCGGAAGCTGTAGAATGTTCGAAGTTGCAGAGGTCATTATCAGAAATCCGGCGGTGCCAGGTATGGCTGGTTAGGATCGGGCGTAGGCGTGACTTCAATCATCATCGTCATGTACACGCCGCTTAGTGTCGTCATCCGCTGGCCAGTAAGCGTACCCATGTAACTCGGCACTTCCTCGGAATATTGCTCAGGTCGAGGATTGTAGATCGGCAGCGGATCGGGCGGAATAATGATCGTGCGCAGTTGCGGCTGCGGAACGTCTAGACACCTGTCACAGACAAGCAAGCGCAAGTTAACGAGTGAAAAGCCTTGCCACTGAAACTGAAATTTCATCGCGCTGTGCGTCACGTGCGCACCGCAACGATCACAAACACCTTGGGCTTGCGGGGCACGTGCATTGACTCGCGCCCTGCCCGTGGGGTGCCAAACTCCGCTCATCTATCAGCCAGAATAACTGGAGAGGCCGGGTATCAAAGACATATTCACATTCTCGGTATCTTGCGTTGCGGCAATCGCCCACGCTTCGTCGTAATCTGCTTTCCTTGTCGCTTCTAACTGCGGCGCGTGCGAACGAGATAACCGATAAGCAAGGCCAGCAACGAAGGCGTCGAGAAACCGATACGGCAGGTCGGGCGTTTCCCCCGATGGAAGATTGATGTCCTGTATCTGTCTCACGCATTGCAGTTCTGCGGTGTATGTGCTGCTGGCATCCGGCACCTGCCAGAATGTAATTGTCGGGCTAATCTGTCGGTCAAACCAGAATACGCTCGGAAATCCTTCCTCATTCTTGTTCGGATAACTCGCGTACTCATACGTGCTTATGGGAAATAAAAGTCTGTCGTTCTGACTCGCGCCCGATCCAGTTCGCAAATAACAAACCAGAACCATAATGGTGCGCGCCGGAAGATCGTATGTGGCCGTTCCTTCCGTTAGAGAAAACGTTTGCAGTTCTGAAGTCCAAAGGTTTGGCTGTTTGTTTGCGAACTCAATCGCCAGAAGATTTGCTTCATTGGCGGCGTCCGCCAAATGCTCTTGGCCGATCATAGTCCGCTTGATTTGCAAACGGGCGAATGATGCCAGAACAGCATTGGCGTTCGTTAGCGCGTAATTGTATGTGCCGCTTGAGGTCATGGTTATTTATCGACGTATCTGAATGAATGACCGCGGCGACCTTTACACTTGTGGGAGCAGAGATAACAAATTCCGCCAGTCGTAAATCCAAATTTTTTCGCTGCTGCTGTGACGCTTTCGAAAGTCTCTCCGCTTTGAAGGTGAACAACCCTTGTCCGTCTAGCCTTGTTGGCCAGCGATGCATTGTGCCGGTACTTATCGATAATTTCAGGTGGGATAATTTTCCCTCGTTCCGACCTGCGCGCATCAGCAAGTCTCTTGCGCAAATGGTCTGGCATCGATTGCCTAGCCCAAATACCCGGCTTACCCTTTTTAGCGGCAGACATTTTTATCTTTGTTTCAGGCGTGTGCTTGTATCCCTTAATGCCACCTCCACCTGCTGTTAGGTTGTAAGCGGGCTTGAGAATGCGAATACATTTCCGTTCGGCATCAAGCGCGCTAAAATAATCAGGCCATACCTCAATAACACGCCACCTGAAACTATCCTCGCCGTACTTTCTAATCGCGCGATGGAAAACGCCGCCGCGCCCAGTTCTAGCCGTCCAAAGATGCTGATGCTTTCTTTTAGGAAGTCCCTTTTCTGTCATACCGATATAGCAACCATCCATCACCTTTATATTGGTAACGAGATAGACGATACATCGCGGAGTCGGATCATCCGGCCTTGGGATGGTTCCCCAATAGAGATCACGTGAAGGGTCCAGCTTCGTATTATAGAAATTGACTGGATCGTATCCGTCCTGTCGGTACGGAACCGAGTCAATAGAAATACGATTGCCGGAAGGTCCAGCCATATTCGTTTCCAGCTATTGATTTGAAAGACTGACTTAGCCAACCGTCACGATAGCGGTCCACGTTGTAGAGCTGTCGGTATTGATATAGGCGCGGTCGTTTATGCCTGAGCCGTCGCTGCGCAGGTACAGAGAACCTTTTGCGGCACTCAAAGTCGGCGCGCCTGAGCCAAAGAAAATTCCGAAATTGGCCGTCGATGAAACGAGAATGCCTTTTGTCGCCGCGCCGCCCGCCGGGATTGCCGTGCCGCTGTAGGCTTCCAATGCCCCCGTAACAATAACGCTCGTCCCGGTCGCTGCCCCAAGCACAGGGGTTATCAGCGTGGGCGTGGTTGCCAGAACAACCGAGCCGCTTCCCGTTACCGGCTTCTCGCCAATGACACCTGAATTATCGAACAGCACGCGGCCATTGGTGCCGCCAGTGATCGTGCTGGTGCCGATAGTGACGTTATCCGACCCGGTGATGCCTGGGATCAATTCCACGCCAACCGCAGCCAGTTCAGCACCGATTGTCATGCCGTCAGCCTAGTTCGACGTATAGCCTTGCAGGAACTGCAAGGTCAGTGTGCTATCGAGCGCGTCAATGACAACCCTGATCCGAGACACGGGGAACATGAAATTCGTTACCGCCGAAGATGTAGTACCGGATGGAATATTCACGCTGTCGGTCCAGATCGCATCGGCGTCTGCAACGTTCGGATCATCGAGACTGTATTGAAGCTTGTACGTTCCGGTCGTACCAAGCGTGGCGACGACGGACGCATTGAACGGCGCAATCGATGGGTCGAGATTCAACGATTCCATCGTCCCTGTCGTTGTGTAGCTAACCGTTGCGCCGAGAGCCATCAGTGCATCTTCTTTAATGTTTCGGCCAAGCGAGCGCGGCGCGCCAGCGTCGGATTGTCCGAGTGCGCCGCCTTGGCTAGTTTCTTTGCAGGTATCTTTTCGCCTTCAGGCACACCGAGCGAACGATGTAATGCGCCCGGATGCTTTATCGCGCCCTGTATCCACGTAGAGCCGCCGCGAGCGTAGGCGTCGTCTTTTAGTTCGCGGCGCTGCTGAAAGGGCGCGTAGCGCTGCCCGGCGCAAACGGAGCCTTGTCCGAACCTGCCCGTCCACCGCGCTTGAGCTTGGTTTCCTTCTCGCCCTTGTGCATGTGGGATTCGTGCTTGTGAACGGCAGTCTTGGGAGAAATGGCCCCGCCCCTCGCGCGCTTGTCCAGACGATGCTTGACCTTGCCGCCATGAGCCTTGCCCACGTGCTTGACGCGGCCACCATGTTTCTTCTGTTCTTTCTCTGCGGCTTCCTTGGCGACGTTGGAAGAACCGCCCTCGTAATAGTCGGCGCGACCACCGGAGGCGCGTTTCTTGGCGTGATGACGTGCGCGGGACATAATTCGTAATCCTTTCAGTTATCAGGTTGCGTGCAGACCGATGATCGACGTGGTAGCGCCAAGAGCATTGGTCACATACACCGGGCCAGCAGTTGCGATGGCAGTTGCGCCGACGCTCATGCCGCCTTGCACCAGCACGCTGCCGCCGGCTGACGCATTGACCGAGAAGGCCGCATTCATTGCCGTAGCACCGGCATCTGTGGCATTGACGTATGAACAGTTATCGAACAGCACGTAGCGGTCTATGCCGCCAACGCCGATGGTTACGTGCGTGTCGCTTGCGTCGGAAACGTCCGCCTGGAACCCGCAATTGCGGAATACGTTTCGCGGAGAGCCGCCGGTAAATTCCAGCGAAGCATTGGCATTGGTAGCGCGGACAACTGTGTCGAGGCCGATGGTGCAGCCGGTAAAAAGATTCTCGCCGGTAGAGCCGGAAATCAGAAGTGAGCGGCTTCCGGCCTGAGCGGCGGCAGTCGCATTGCCCATGCCGAGGAACTGGACGTTGTCGTAGTTGTTGCGGCCACCCTCGTCCTTCCAGCAAATCTGAGTCGAGGCATCGTTGAAGCCGTGGAAGGTCGCAGTGTTCTTGAAAATGCAGCCCTGCGCCGTCACGTCAACGAGTGGGCTGAACACAGCCGAACCGGTCTGTGAAATTCTCGCCCGATTGTTCTGCGAAGGAGCCGTCAGGCCGATCAAGTGAGTATTGTTCTTGCTCCATGTCGTCGTGGCGGTCGTATGGACCGTACCGGTGAGCAGAACAACGTCGTTGTTGCCAGCAGTACACTGGCTATGCGCCTGAGACAGCGTGGCGAAAGGATCGGTCGGGCCGCCCGTATTGCCGTCAGAGCCGGTCGATTCATTGACCCAGTACGTGTTCCCCGTAAATGCGGGCAACCCAGCAATGCCATAGAGCGGCATACCGAACTGGGTAGAAAGATAAGGCACCTGTCCCATTTCCTGTTCCTTTCAATCCGGTGAACTAACCCGTCACCGATCTTCGGGTGAAAAAGCGTGGCGGGTTTTAATCGCCACGCAGTTGCTGGGAGGCACGCGCAGAAATTACGAAGTGGCGAACGAACAATAAATTGCGCGCCAATCGTTGTAGTTGAACGAATAACGCTGGTACCCTTTAACCAGAAGGTTGTCGGAGCTGAACTCCACCGACATATCCGTCTCGTATGGAATGCGATCCATATGCACGAGGCCGGGCTGATCGGTAGTGACAAACCACGTGAACGAACTGGTCAGGTAATTCCAGACCATGTAGCCCTGCGGGATACCGCCCTGCGTGGATAGGATCGCGTTGACATCGTTCATCGCCGTGCCGGGGCGCAATTCGGTCTTGAGCAACCGGATTGCGACAGGCTCCAGCGACGGCGGAATGACAAGCTGTCTCGGCTTGGCATTCATGCGCTGGTTGGCGTTGTCTCGCCAGTTCGCGTTGATCGAGATTTGCGCGTTGAGAAGCGAAGTCTCGTTCAATGAAGCGGCAGGACTTGCGATGTTCGAGACGGTCGCCCCATCGACAGGATGGCTTGCACTACCGAGTGCAACACCGTCACCGCCGACAGACGTGTTATACGTCGCTGCGGAATTTAGAACGTCCGCACCGAACGATTCCTCAGCCCTCAGGAATGCATCCCGAAGACCCATGGCAGACGGGCCGAACTCGGTCTTGTAAAGGTTGTCGTCGATGGTCTTGCGCGTGATAGCGAACGCAAGACCAAGCTCGTTGTGCTCCTGGTTGTAGATGTAGCGTTCACCGGAAGCATTATCGAATGTGGTCGGCGCGCCTTCCTGCTTGATAACGGCAACAGGGAGGTAACGCATCGAGACCGACCGCTCCAACGCCATGTTGGACTTGCGGGTCTTAAAGACCTTCGGCCACTGACGTTGGAGTTGCGGATATTGACCTGTAACGGCCCAAAGACCGGGCAGGAGAAGGTCACGTACCTGTGCGAGTGCGACGGGCATGTTCTATCTCCCCCTTAACCGACCGACGTGAGTTGTTTGCGGCTCCAGTTATTCGGAGCAACAACAGCCCAGTTGTAATTTGATGTATTGTCGGTCCCTGCGGAGCCGGGCGGAGCGTAGTTGGACCACAAGTCGATGATCCGGAATGGAAGCGTGTCGTCGGTCGCTATCGTTCCCTGATGGAGGGAGAAACCAGACTGCTGCGTCAGTGCATTACCGGCAGCGGCCTGAAGCTGAATGTTCGCGTTGATGTCGCCAAACACGATGGGCAAGCCATCGGACTGCGCGACAAAGAGCTGCTCAGGGTCTGTGATGAGGTAAGCCGTCACGTCGCCGGTAGCAGCACCAGTCGGGTAGGATTGCGACCAGACCACTCGGCCTTGCGATGTATTGAGATATTCGCATTGCCAGAAAATTCCAGCGATCTGCACGGTGCTGGCAGTGGCGATGTCCACATACCCCGTATTGAGCGGGATAACCGGGTCGCCCGCATAGAACGAATGCACGTTGTCAGACGCGATGAGAACGCGAGTAAGGCCAGCGGTCGGAGAACCGCCGTCCTGTCGTCCGATTGGACGGAAACCAAATGGTGCGTTGGTATTTGTAGCCATACCGCAACGGTCCCTGCTTGGCTGAAAGCCGCGATCCTCGCGAGCACTTCAGCTGGAACCGTTACGGCGCGTAACGGATGGAAATGGACTGAAAATCAGTCCTTGGGAACGGGGATGCCCCGTATCATTTCACGTGTCAAGCCGGAGTTCTTGCGCGCACTGGGATGGCTTGTATCCAGCGTGACGCCGCTCACATTGCCGGTCCTGAAAGTCTGCTCCTGAACACGTACCGCCGTTCGGGCTGCTACGCGCTCTTCCTCGCGGGCTTCCATGGTCAATTCAAGCGGGCGCTCCATCAGCACAAGACCGCCGACATTGATTTCACCCGTGGCCCCTCTTTGCATGAACAGACCGGGATGGCGCTCGGCAGGGACAGGCTCCCAGCCGTTGGCTTCATAGCTCGCCCGAACCTGCTGGGCTGGCTGGCTCAGGATTTCCGAGGTCACCCATTGATAATCCATGCCATCGGGGATCAAGGCCGGATCGACATAGAGCATGTCGGTCGTACTGCGACGTGTACGGGTTTTCTTCGGGCGGATTTCTTCCCGCGCCGGTTCTGCCCGGATTTCATTATCGCGCATGGGCTGCTGGCGCTTGGTGTATTTACGTTTCGTGGTCTGTGTTGCGGTTTCCATGACTATTCCTCGTTATGACCGGCCAGCGGAGAACCGCTCCGGATTTTGACGTTTTTCCTCTTGCATCCTCAAAACCTGTGACGCGTATTCCACGTCCGTCAGGCCCATTGTGGAAGCAAGTTCGCGCTGTTCAGGCGTGAGCATGACACGGGATTTTGAACCGTTCGTTCCCGGCGTATCGCGTGAGACTGGAGCAGCCACGTTTGCCTCCTCTTGGTCACCGTTATTGTTTGTTTGTGCGATTTGGGCAGGCTCGGCATACCCCATGAACTCGTTCAGGAATTTGAAATACGTTGGCGTGCCGCGTTCTAGGCCTTTGGAAATTGCACGCCGATAACCAACCGCCAAATCCTGATTCTTGTTGGCATCCAGGATTGTCTCCGGATGCGCCTTGAGCCATTCCTTTTCCGGCCCAAGCAAATTAGGGTCGGTGTCAATCCGCGTTATCACGTCGGGCTGAGTATCCGCAACGATGGTCTGTGCTTCCGGTTTCGGTACGCGCTCGAACTCGGCATTGGACCGCTTCAGACTAGACAGGTCCGCCGTCGCCTCGCCCAGCTTGGCATTGGCGTCCGCTAGAGCAGCCCCGTCTCCGGCTTCATAGGCCCTGCGGACTTCAAGCTTTGCCGCTTCGACCGCCGCTGTAGCGCCGTCGAGAGCAGAGCCGAGAAATTCCTTGTTCGATTCGTGGTTCTCAATCTTGAGCCGATTGGTTTCCTGTTCCGCCTTGATACGGGCCTGGCGTTCCTTTGCGACGTCCTGTTGCGTCCGCTCGAACGCGGTCTGGCGTTCCTTGTCTTTGGCTTTCAGTGCTTCCAGTTGCGTGCGGAGAGTTTCAGTACCGTCATCCTGCGTTGGCGTCTCAACGGTCTTGACCGCCTCGACCGGAGCATCATTAGTCGGCGTGTCAAATCCAGTCACGCCTTCCGGCAATTCGACCAGAACGGGCTGACTGACAGGAACCTTGGCGATCTCGGCCGGGTCTTTGAGCGGTTTTAACTTGCGTGCTTCTGCGGGCATGTTGTTCCTCACTGCCTGTGCGTAATTACTTCGGGATTCTCAATCACCATGTCGATCATAGTGTCCTCGATGATCCGGCAATCGACGCCGTTGATCTGAACGCGTTGAGTATTGCCAGGCTTGAAAACCACCCACGCGCCATTCTCGACGTTCAATCCATGGAATTGATGCGAGTCGTCATCCTTGAACGCGGCTGGGCCTTTCTTCAGGACAAGCCCGACGACGCCCTGATATACGTCCTCTTTTTTTTCCTTATCGGTCAGGATGATCCCTGATTTGGTTTTTCCCGGCCTGATGTAGGTCCAGAGCAGAACGCGCGCTCCGGCAACAACAACGTCTTCCATGTCGCCCAACAGTTTGAGAGCTTCGACTTTCGGGTTCGACGATTCGGAAATCTGGTACAAAGCAGCAGCTGGCATTTAATTCTCCAAATGAAAAAGCCGCCCGAAGGCGGCGCGCGTGGTTCTCAGTTTATATTCGGCTACTTTTGCTGTAGCTCTGCGGTTATGTCATCGAGTATTGCCGAGACGTTATCCAACGCCAGACAATAGCCGGCACTGAAACGATACTCGGAAAAATCATTCAATCGAAAGCCGAGGACGGTCTTTTCGGATCGTCCTTTGAGTTCGGCTATCTGGTCTTTAAGTTTTTGCGTTACGTCCGTATCGAAACTCATGCGGCATCCTCGTAAAGCCGGTAACTGGTATATTCACCGCAAGAATCGCACTTGGCTTTGCTCTCGATCCAGTCAGAGCCGGACCATGTGACCTGTTTCTGATCGACAGTGAATTTTTCGCCACCGCAATACTGACAGCGCAATCCGATCTGGAAATGCGGTCGATGCAATCCCTCAAGACGCATTACGGCCTCGCGTTCTTACCGTAAGCTTTAATCTTTTCGAGTCTGCCGCTCCCAGTGAGCGCACCATCATCCATCTTCGGATAGGTCTTAACCCGTCCGCCGGAACGATAGTTCTTCTTGTTCGCCATCTGCTTGCGAACATGCTCGGTGCGATGCTTGGACTCGCCGGTATGTCCAACACGGCCACCACGTTTCATCGGCGGCATACCTTGCGGGGCCTGTTGCGGCATGGGCGCACCCTGCGGAGGCATCGGTGGTCCGCCTTGCGGCTGGGCGGCTTGCAATGCCGCCATAGCGGCTAATGGATTCACGCCCTGCGGCTGATCATTACCGGGACGCCCGATCATCACATTGACGACCGCGCCGGGTTTCTTGATCCGTCCGCCGCGCGCACGTTTATCGACCTTGCCGCCCTTTTTCATCATCGGGCGTGGACGGCCTTCCATCGGCCTGCCACCCATCGGGGTCGGAACAATACCATGCACTGGCGAACCGGTCATGACACCGCCGCCCATCGGCATAGGTGCGCGTGAAATAGGAGCGCCACCCATGCGGCCCATTACGGGCTGACCGGCGAGCATACCGCCAATCGCCATCTTCTTGCCGCGCGGTTTCTTGTCCATGCGAGCCTTGGCTTTCTTGCCATGCACGCGACCGCCTGACTTGAGCACGTCAGGATCGCTCGCCTTGATATGCGCTGCCTTGGCCTGAATATCGGAAGGCATCGTATTGGAACGTGAGTGCGAACCGCCGTAACGTTTCATCTTGTCACTACGCGACGACTTGGCTTCACGGGCATGGGGATGCATTGGTTTGGTCCTTTGGATAAATCGTTTGCCGTCAGGGCCGATTGTGCTGCGGCTTGTAGGCTTCCGGCTTTTTCATCATTCTTTCAATCGGGACTTCGCCCGGAATAGGTCCGGTCAACGGTCCGGGAGTAACCGAAGGATCGACCTTCACGCACTTGGACGCCGGGCTGACGTATTCAGGATTGCTGCTGTTGGCCATCGGTTGGCTCCTGTGGAATCTGCGGTGGATTTGTCATCACGTCATGCAGTTTGTCGGCGGCAGCCAATGCATGTTGCGAACCTAGCTTCATGCTCATAATCGAGCGCGCCTCGTCCGCCTTGTCACTGTGAATGGCTACAGTGCTCGCAAGCCGCATACGTTCGGTTTCCTGTTCGATCATGGCAAGCTTTGTACGCGCGTCGATCTCAGCCAGGTTCGTCGTGTGCTGCATCTGCGCCTTGGCCATATCGGATTGAACGCTCAGTGCCTTCGAGGACGCGTCGGAGTGTAGCTTCTGATTCTTGATCTGTAGCTCTGCGGCCTTCAACGGATCGATCTGCGGCTGTTGTGGTGGCTGCGGCGGCGCGAGCAAATCTTCCGGATCGGGTATTTCCATGCCTTCAGCAGCGCGCAGGTAAACCTTCTTTGGATCGAGCAACCCCGGAGCCTGAGTAGCCGTCTGCACCAGCCATTGCGATTTGGCCGCACGATGCAAATGCGTTGGGTTGTTCGGGTCGGATACCGGAACAAGATCATAATCGCTCAACGCCTGAACGAGCTGATCTTTCACCCACGGCATTGAAGGACGTTTATTAAACCGCCAGAACGCTTCCGGGTCCTCCTCGAACCGCTCCTTGAGAAGCTTGAACTCCTTGCTCTGCGATTGATGAAGCCGTTTCATCACGGCTCCGGTCGGCTTGGTGGCCTGTTCGATCAGAGCGAGCGTCGTACCGACCGGCGCATCCTGCTTGCCCTCGCCCACCGCGATTTGAGCAGTGCCACCTAGTTTCATCCCCAGTTCTTCGACGTGACTGGCGAAGCCAGCAAAGGCCTGGCTCACGTCCTTGTACGGGAACGGCATAACCGCGTCGGACAACTTGGCCAGTCCAACGTCAAGACCGATACCCTGCCCCGGACCGGCGCGGAATTGGTTTGTCAGCTGTCGTCCAGCGCCCTTGGCGTACAGGAATGCCGGAAAATTTGCGAACGACCCAGCGTCGATCAATTCACGCCAGATAGACGTGAGCGCCTTTTTC